GCAAATTATGACGATACTTCTGGAGTAACAGATCACACACATAATACAGATGGCTTTGTAGAAGATGTTTATCAGTATCAAGGAAATGGCCCAGTAGGACCATGGCTTGGAACCTCGCTTGATGGCGATACACCAGCAACAACATCATTTACATCAGTAATTGATGGAGGTTCAGCAGCATGACAAATTTTGGTATAATGGAAGTTAACTTGGAGGTTTATTGTGGCCGTTAGAATTCAAATGCGTAGAGGTTCCACCTCTGACTGGAATACCGCAGACCCAATTCTTAATGAAGGTGAAATTGGATACAATACTACCCTAGGTCAAATCAAAATTGGTGACGGTTCTACAGCCTGGTCATCTCTTGACTATATGGTTACAGATGCTGAACTTACTACAAGTCTTGGTAACTATATTGAACTTACAGAAAAAGGCGCAGTAAACGGTGTTGCTGAATTAGATTCTAATAAAAATGTTTTAACTGCATCTTCTGTAATTTTTGAGGGTGCAACAACAAATTCTTATCAAACCACAATTACTGTAGTAGAACCTACACAAGATGCAACAATTACAGTTCCAAATGTCACTGGAAATATGATTACTAGTGGAGATACTGGAACAGTCACAAATGCTATGCTTGCTGGCTCTATTGCTAATGATAAACTTTCTAATTCTGGAATTACTATTAATGGTACACCAGTTGCTCTTGGTGGAAGTATCTCTATTGCTGGAGATATTGAAGGAGTTACAGCGGGCACAGGTTTAACAGGAGGAGGTACAAGTGGTACCGTAACTCTTAATGTTGATACCACAGTCGTTGCTACCACAAATAATACCCTTACCTTTACTAATAAAACAATTGCTCTTGGTTCAAATACTGTTTCTGGAACACTAGCAGAGTTCAACTCAGCACTTACGGATGCAGATTTTGCAACCATTTCTGGCTCTGAAACATTAAGCAATAAATCAATTTCAGGTACTAGCAATACAATAACAAACCTTGCTAATACATCACTAACTAATTCTTCAATTACAGTAAATGGTAGTTCAATTTCACTAGGTGGATCTGCTACTGTTACCGCCGTAAATCCAAATGCTTTGACAATCAGCACAGGTCTTTCAGGTACTTCTTATGATGGATCTGCTGCAGTAACAATTGCCGTTGATTCTACAATTGCTACAACATCTAGTTCTCAAACACTTACCAATAAAACTCTAGGTTCTGGAACAGCACTTTCTGCAGACTTGTCAGCAGCAACTTATAAAGTAACTGGTCTTGGTACCCCTACAAATGCATCAGATGCTGCTACAAAGGCTTATGTTGATGGAGTGGCAGAAGGATTGCATGTTCATGCTTCTGTAGTTGCTGCTTCAACTAGCAATATTGCTTTGCCAACTGCTCCAGCAACGTTGGACGGCGTTTCACTTTCTATCAATGATCGTGTTCTTCTTAAGAATCAGAGCACAACATCAGAAAACGGTATTTATGTTGTAATTAATGGAGATCTTGCTCGTGCAGCAGACTATAACACAGCAGCAGAAATTGATCCAGGCGATTTCGTATTCGTTTCTGGTGGTACAGTAAATGACAATACTGGATGGGTTCAGACTCAAACAGTTACCACTCTAGGAACAGACCCTATCGTATTTACTCAGTTCTCAGGTGCTGGCACATATTTGGCTGGTACTGGACTAACTTTAACAGGTAATACTTTTAGTATTAATACTGGAACAACGGTTGATGTTAGTACTGCACAAACACTAACAAATAAAACAATTGCTCTTGGAAACAACACTATTTCAGGAACTATTGCTCAGTTTAATACCGCTCTTACAGATGCTGATTTTGCTACCCTTGCAGGATCTGAAACATTTACTAATAAGACTTTAACTAGCCCAATAATTACTGGCCTTACACTTAATGACTCAAGCATTGTTTTTGAAGGTTCTTCTGCAGATGAGTTTGAAACTACTCTAACAGTTACAAATCCAACAGCAGACAGAACAATCACACTTCCTGATGCTACAGGTACAATAGCATTACAAGGATTCATTCCAGCCTCTCTAACATGGGGAGATTTGAAGAATGGAAAGTCTGCTTAAGTAAATAACAATAGTACTTTGTAAAATTAAAAGTACTCAACCTTAACTTGATAGTTAAAGTTTATAAAATCGTTATAAATCAATTTGTTTTTAAATAAAACTTTGTGCTATACTTGGGAGTACTTTACGATTTGTAAAGTTCTAATATTATTTTTAGTGAGAGGTTCGTAAATTAAATGTCAGATGTATTTTCTTTTAGGCTTTTGGAAGAATTTGTTAATAAATATAAGGATATTGAGGCTCCTTTTGGCTTTACCGATGCAGGTGGCAACTCTTTAGGTGAGATTACCTTTATCCGTACATACTCCAGAGTCAAGGAAGATGGCACAAAGGAACGCTGGCATGAGGTTTGCAAGAGGGTAATTGAAGGAATGTATTCTGTTCAAAAGAACCATGCTAAAGAAAACCGTTTACCTTGGAATGACAATAAAGCACAGAAATCAGCCCAAGAAGCATATGACAGAATGTTTAATTTGAAATGGACTCCACCAGGACGTGGGCTATGGGCTTTTGGTACCCCTATGACGATGGAGAGACGCAATTCGGCAGCCTTGCAGAACTGCGCCATGGTATCTACTAGGGACATTGATAGAAACGATCCAGGTGCCCTTTTTGGCTGGGTTATGGATGCCTTGATGCTTGGGGTAGGGGTAGGATTTGACACCCTTGGCCAAGAAAAGGGTATGGAAATATATCCCAATACCAAAGAAGAAATAACATATGAAATTCCTGATACAAGAGAAGGATGGGTAGAGTCTGTAAGACTTCTTCTTAATTCATACCTAAAGCCAGGACAGGCTAAGATTAATTTTGATTATTCTAAGATTAGACCACTTGGTGCTCCTATTAAGGGATTTGGTGGTACCGCTTCAGGTCCAGCACCACTTATTAAATTGCATGAAACAATTCGTAAAGTTATTGGAGATAGAGCAGGAGAAACTCTTGACTCTCGTGCAATTGTAGATGTTGTAAATCTTATTGGTACCTGCGTTGTTGCTGGTAACGTTCGTCGTTCTGCAACACTTGCCTTGGGTTTGCCAGAAGATAAAGACTTTATTAATCTAAAGAATTCAGAAGTATTTCCTGACAGAAATTCATTTGATCCAGAAAATCCTGGTTGGGCATGGATGAGCAATAACTCTATTGCTGCTAAGGTGGGAACAAAATATGAAGACTATGTTGATTTAATTGCAAATAATGGAGAGCCAGGATTTATTTGGCTTGATGTTGCTCGTAACTATGGTCGTCTTGCAGATCCAGCAGATGGAAAAGACTATCGTGTTATGGGATTTAATCCATGTGCAGAACAACCATTAGAATCCTATGAACTTTGTACTCTTGTTGAGGTTCATCTAAATCGTCACGAATCAAAAGAAGATTTCTTGCGTACTTTGAAGTTTGCTTATCTCTACGGCAAAACAGTTACACTTGTTCCTACACATTGGCAGATTACAAATGGTATTATGCAACGCAATCGTCGAATCGGAACATCATTAACTGGTATTGCATCATTTGCAGATCAAAATGGCTTGCCAACAGTTCGTGAGTGGATGGACGAAGGATATAAAACAATTCGTAAATATGATCATTCATATTCTGAATGGCTATGTGTTCGTGAATCAATTCGTGTAACAACAGTAAAGCCTTCAGGCTCGGTATCACTTCTATCTGGTGCAACTCCAGGAGTTCACTGGGGACCAGGAGGAAACTTCTTTCTTCGTGCAATCCGATTTGGTAACCAAGATCCAATGATTAGTTTGTTTAAAGCAGCAGGGTATAAAATGGAAGCAGATCTTGTATCACAAAATACAACTGTTGTATATTTCCCTGTTCATTCTGGACATGCTAGATCTGAAAAAGATGTCACTTTATTTGAGAAGATTGGTCTTGCTGCTACAACTCAAAAGTATTGGTCAGACAATGGTGTTTCTGTTACCCTTTCATTTGACAAGGACAAAGAGACAGAGCATGTTGCTCCAGCACTTCATATGTATGAGGGTCAACTCAAGGCTGTGTCATTTTTGCCTATGGGTAATAAAACATACCCACAGCAACCATACACTCAAATTACAAAAGACGAATATAACGCCTATGTTGGTGAGATAAAGAAGATTAATTGGTCTGCCATTTATGACGGGGTAGACAATTTAGAGGCTGAAGGCGAAGCATACTGTACTACAGATACATGTATGATTAAAATATCCTAACTGCTATAATTGGGGTAGGAGATATTAATGACTACCCCATCTAATTTATACGCAGAAAAAATCTTTGCGGAACATCCCACCATCATGTGGGCATTAGATGACAGTGCTGATTATATTAGCCTTGTTGATGAAACAGATAGAAATGTTAGTCTTTGGACAATCACAGATGGAACAGCAACAACTTCTTCAGTCGTAAATGAGCCATTTCCAGATAGCGTAACAACTGAGATAGATGGAGATGTTCCTGCAGTAAGTTCTGGCAGTGTACTATGCGTAAGTCCTAATATTGTTAATTTTACAGATTTAGACCAGACCCTTAAAACATTTTGTATTGGCGCATATTTTTATTCTCAAAGCGCATATTTAACTTCAGTATCAATCGGGTATCAATATACAGATACAACATCATCTCAAATCATACAAAGAGTAAAAACATTTGATACTAATATTTTTGAAGCATGGGGCTTTGTTTCTGGCACATTTGATATTCCAGATGAAGATACAGATTTAAGAATTGTATTAGAGTTTACATATGATCAAGGCGGATCAACATCAGATTATGTATTTTATACTAATGGAATAACGCTTGGACAATGGTCTGAAGATTTTAATACAACATCTCTTGGAGTCACTCCAATTTCATTACCATCAAATATTCCACTAACAACTTTAGAGTGTATACCTGCTGACCCATATGGTCTAGGTGGGGATGTGGGATACTATTTAGTTTCAAGCAATAATCTTAAGGCTCGTAATACTGCGTTGCCAATGGTTTATGGAGCATCAAATATTACAAGGCTAAGAGAAAATGGTGGAGAGCCATCTTTAATTATTCCTGGAAAAGGGTTTTTAAATAAAGCAGGACAATTTAAAGAATATACTGTTGAGTTTTGGATGAGAGTAAATTCAAACACTTTTGCTCCTAAAAGAATTTTTGGTCCAATATCATCAACAGATGGTCTTTATATTGAGGGTGGTTTTTTAACTTTAGTAATTGGAAATACATTTGCTTCTCACTTCGTTGGTGAGTGGTTTAGACCAATGCTAGTGCATGTTCGTATCATTAGAAATAATGCAACAGTATTAATAAATGGAGAAGAAGTTATTTCCTTAAATATTAATACAGATACTTTAGATTTGCCAGACATTCTTAATAATAGTGGAGATGATCAGGACTGGCTAGGATTTTATGCATATGAAGAGGTAAGCCCAATTGAATTAGACTGTATTGCAATCTATCCGTATTCAGTTGCAGTAAGTGTTGCAAAGCGTCGTTGGGTTTATGGACAAGGAGTTTTGTCTCCAGAAGCAATCAACTCTGCTTATGGAGGAACACAGGCTTTTATAGATTATCCATTTGCAGACTATACTGCTAATTATAATTACCCAGATTTTGCCAGATGGGATCAGGGTACGTTTGATAATCTTGTAACAACAGAAACATCAATTACAACACCAAACTACTCTTTACCAGAAATTAGCACGGAAACAAAAACACTACAAGAATTATATGATGATAATCAGGCCATTCAAGATCCTAATGATGATACCTTTATAACCTTTAGACCAAATACATCGTGGGTATCAGTTCAGTCATATTTTAATTTCCCTAGATTTAATATTATTAATGATGGTATTCATAGCATATACGGAGTATTTTCATCTGATGACCTTTTAACAGAAGAAACTCTTTTTAAGATTTATAACCCGCTAACAGGCAATTCTTTCAGTATTAGAAAAGATCTTGATGAAGTCCATTACTACCTAACATTTAATGGAGTAGAAGAAGAAATTTATACAACAGACATAATTGTACAAGATGAAAAGTATGCCGCTGGTATTCAGATTCAGGCACTTTCTAACTATTTTGGCGGTAATGTTGCTGCATTCTTTGGTAATCAAAATGGACTAAAGATGTATGTTGGTGGAGATGAGACTGGCAACTATCAGTTTACTGGGAAGATTTATTCCGTAGGATTATCTACTTCATATAATGCATTTGAAATTGAAGACCATTTTGAAACAAATGGCACTGCAATTCTTGATAGTTATTTAGCAACTGGTTCTGCTGAATCTGCTAATGCTTTAGCGCTTCTTGCCCATACAGCAAGTTATACGCTGCTGCCAACAGAAGCCTATGACACATATTACTTAGATATTGGAGTTGCGGGGTATTGGGAAGATTATTTACCATTATCATATTTTGGTCAATTTGTTACTAATCAGGACGCTGCTTCATATTACGACTTAGACTTTATTCAATTTAATATTGGCTATCCTAAACCATCAAAATTACTTGAGGGTGAAGAAACATCTTCCTGGACATATGAAGATTTATTCCAAGAATACGGTCATCCAGTTCAAAGAACATATAATGACTTAGATAACTACCTATTTACTGGCTGGAATAACTATGAAGATATGGAATCAAAATCTATTAAGTTCTATGAATATGATACCTCAGAAGCGTCAATTAGAAGTTATCTTACTTTCCAATATATTGCAGAAGGGGCAAACGCACCGCAGTCAGCGTTTACACACATAGAGCCGCCAAAAGAAGGATCTATTATTGATATTTCAGAATATACAAACTGGGATGTTACAAAGTTTGAGGTAGTTGATAATACTCTTGTTTATCCAAATAAATCAGTTGACTTTAATAAACTTGCAATTGTGTATCATTTAGAGTTCAATATCCGTGGTATCTTGACAAAGCCTATTACGCTTCGTAGACTTGAACTTGCATCGCAAGCATTTAATGATAACTCATTTAATCCAGTAGGAACTAGATTCGGAGTTGATCTATTCCCATACACACGTGCTGGCCTTTACTATGACTATAAGGCTAAAAATCCATTTAGCATTTATAAGGGTAGTACACCATACCTTTATCTGAATAGAACATCTGGAATTGAAATTCGTGGACAGTATGACCCACAAAATAGTCGTGGTATCGCTATTCCAATTAATAAAACTATTTCAGATAACTACCGTGTAAGCGCTATGCAGGTGTGGATGCGTTCAGATTTAGATAGATTCCCACTTGCAGAAACAGAATTATTTGAAATTGAATATAAAGGTGACACTATTAAGTTCTTTATGGAGGCTCTTGGAGAAGATGGTGCTAGGGCGAGAGTATTTGCAAAAAGTCTAAATACTGGTTTAGCATTTAATGGTCTTGCATATTATTGGAATGGTGTATTGGTAAGAGAGCCAGTGCTAACATTAAAGGAATGGGGCGTTCTTGGGGTATCATTTGCAACAGCCCTAAACTTTGATTTATATCTTGGCGGTATTAATCTTAATGGACCGTTGGTATTTAATAACATTGCATACTATCAGGCTAATAATCTACAGCAAGTACAAAGTAATCTTACTAGACCTTGGCTAAGAGTTCAGTCTGATGGATTGACCAGTTTTGACTGGGATTACTGGTTAAATAGTTATACATGGGAAGGTGTATTAATTATTTCTTCCTCAGAACTTTATGGTGTAGACCCATCAGATGTTTATAAGACATATATTGGTACAAACAAGATTATTATTGATGATGATCAGGGTCTTAGTATTGAACCGAACAACTTGAGCGTATATTCTCAGGTACTTTGGTCAACCAATGTCGCAACACCAGTATAATCTGCTATACTTATGGTATGAGTTCTAAAAATAATCCATTGATCAACCCAAAAACTGGTAAACCTATTGTAGGTAATGTCCGTCGTAAGGTTATTGAGAAGGACTATAACTGGGGTCTTTATGTTTATAAAAAGGCTGATGGTAAGTGGTTTACTGATGGCAATGGTAGTATTTTGAACATACCCTCTCTCCGTGGCGATATTAGCCAAATTGCAAAATTAAAGCAGGCAGCACTACATTATGGAGATGATGGCGAAGGTCAGGCGGTATTTGTAGCAGGCCTTACAAGAATTAGTGAAGAAGAGCATAGTGAGCAAATGGATAGGTTTAAGCAAGGAATGATTCCTTCTCTAAACGATCTTGGTGCTATTCATGCCGCACAACAAACATTAAAGACACACGGAAGAGATATATACGAAAATGGATAGAGAATTTGAATATATTCAAGCAAGTCTAAATACTGAGTATACAGATAATAATCAGTTTATTGAGAATGATCCATTTTTAAAGTCATGGGATCAACTAAAAGACTTGTCTGGAATGGATACAAACTTTAAGCGTAGAACAACTAGAAATATGGCTAAATATACTTTGCCAATGGATAGTTATAATCCACGCTACCCAGCAATTAATCCAACCCCACAATACCTAAATGATGCAAATGCTTTTGCTTCTGGTAAAGAGGGTGCACAGTCAAAACAGATTAATCCTGGAACGGTATATCAAAATGGCTATGGTCTATTTGATGTTATTACACCACCATACAATCTATATGAACTAGCAAGTTATTATGATACATCTTTTGCTAATCATGCTGCTATTGATGCTAAGGTAGAAAATGTTGTTGGTCTTGGATACAAGTTTGATTTGACAGATCGCACAATGTTGCGTTTTGAGATGAACGATGATGATGAGGCTGTTGACCGTGCTCGTCGTCGTGTTGAGCGTATGAAACTAGAGGTTCGTGACTGGCTAGAATCATTAAATGATGAGGATACTTTCCAGCAAACAATGGAAAAGTTTTATACAGATGTTCAGGCCACAGGAAATGGATTCCTTGAAATTGGTCGTACAGTAACTGGAGAAATTGGATATGTTGGACATATTCCAGCAACCACAGTTCGTGTTCGTCGTTTACGTGATGGGTTTGTACAGATTATTGGTCAGAAGTTAGTATATTTTAGAAACTTTGGGGCAACTAATATAAATCCGCTTACTGCAGATCCACGTCCTAATGAGATTCTACATTTCAAGCAATACTCTCCACTTAACACATTTTATGGCGTTCCAGATATTCTATCTGCAGTTTCTTCACTTGTTGGAGACTCTCTTGCTGCTCAATATAATATTGATTACTTCCAAAACAAGGCGGTACCAAGATATATTATTACAGTAAAGGGTGCAAAACTCTCTGCTGATGCTGAAGATAAGATGTTCCGTTTTATGCAAACAGGACTAAAGGGGCAAAACCACAGAACGCTATATATCCCACTTCCTGGAGATACAGATGGAAATAAGGTTGAGTTTAGTATGCAGCCTATTGAAAACGGTGTTCAAGAAGGATCATTTGAAAAATATCGTAAACAAAATCGTGATGATATTTTAGTTGCTCACCAAGTACCTATTTCAAAACTTGGAGGATCTGATTCGGCTGCTATCGCTGCTGCTTTGTCACAAGACAGAACATTCAAAGAGCAGGTATCACGTCCAGCACAGCGTCATCTAGAAAAGATTGTAAATAAGATTATTAAAGAAAAGACTGATATTCTTGAACTTAAATTCAATGAATTGACTCTTACAGATGAAATTGCTCAATCTCAGATTATTGAACGTTATGTCAAGACTCAGGTTATTACTCCTAATGAGGCTCGTGAAATGCTAAATATGTCACAGCGTCCAGATGGAGATGACCCATTTACAATGAGTCCACGACAGGCAACAGACGCTAGGGCAAACTTGGCGGGTAACAGAGAAAGGGATGCAGAAAGAGCCAATAATGAATCAGACTCTCCTACAACTATCTCTGGAAGAAATCCACAAGGTGAAGGAAGAGCGTCTCAATAATTGAGAAAAGCATTATAAACAAATGCTATAATAATACTGCCATGACTATAAATAAAGCACACTGGGTTACTGATGGCGACAATGTTCGCTTTTCAATGCCCATTGGCAAAGTAGATCAAGAACGTCGTATTGTTTCTGGTTTTGCTACTCTAGATAATATAGATAAGCAAGGTGATATTGTCACGACAGAAGCAAGTATAGAGGCATTTAAGAAATTCCGTGGCAACCTTCGTGAAATGCATCAACCCAGTGCTGTCGGTAAGGTTGTTTCTTTTAAAGAGGATCGTTATTTTGATCCACAGGCTAAAAAGTTTTATAGCGGAGTTTATGTTTCTGCATACGTCTCCAAAGGTGCACAAGATACCTGGGAAAAAGTACTTGATGGAACTTTGACTGGTTTTTCCATCGGTGGAAACATTACAAAGTCTGACGACATGTATGATGAAAAAATTGATAAATCAGTGCGTATAATTAAAGAGTATGACTTGCACGAACTATCGCTTGTCGACAACCCAGCAAATCAATTTGCTAATGTTATCTCTATTGAAAAGGGACAACTTGGCGGGTATTTGGCAAAGGCAGTTGTTGATACAGTTTATTGGTGCAAGACAGATGATATCGTAAGACTTTCAAAAGATTCTGATGAAAGTTGTCCATCTTGCAACTGCTCAATGCAAAACATTGGGTTTGTTGAAGATCAAGAAGATATCACAACAGTAAAGTTCTTAGTTGATAGTGCAAAAGGCATTAGAACAATTAAGATGACAAAGGAGGAAAATCCTATGACAGAAGAAACAATGGAAGTTGTAGATGCACCAGTTGCAGATGCAGCAGAAGTAGTTGAAAATGTTGAGGTTGCTCCAGAGGCTCCAGCAGATGCTGTAGCAGAGGCTCTAGTAGATGCTCCAGCAGAAGTTCCTGCAGAAGCACCTGTTGCAGAGCCAGTGGCAGAATCAGCACCAGTAGCAGACGCTCCTGTTGATGATAGTGCAGCGGAAAAGTCAGTAGATGCAGTTGTTGATACTGCAGCAGAGATTGCAAAGTCTGTTGCTGATATTAATGATTCTCTTACTAATGCCTTGAGCAATCTTGCTGAAACAGTTAAGTCTATGCAGGCTAACGTTGAAGCAATCACAAAGTCCCTTGAAACAGTTACAGGCGAAGTTAAGGCTGTAGCAAATGAGGTAAGCCAAGTAAAGGGAACTTTTAATGAGTTTGGAAAGCGAGTAGATCTTGTAGAAAAAGATACCGCATTCCGCAAGTCTGGCGATCTAGGCGAGATCGTACAGGAGTTTTCAGAAGTGAGAACTCAAAAATCCCTATGGGGCGGTCGTTTCCTCAAAAATGCCGACCTATTTAAATAAAAGGTATATTCACTAGGAGGTGAACAATATGTCGGAACAAGAAATCGTAAAGAATTACCCAGGCGCTCCAACTGTCGCACATCAACATGATGGTGATGGTTCTTTTGCTTCAGGTGGAATCGGTGGTGCAACAGCAACTAACCCAACCACAAGCAATATTGGTGCAAACCTTGGTAACATCGCAACTCCAAATTGGGGCGATACTGATGGCGCAAACGCTGTAAATCCAACTGGTACTCCAGGTGGTATTCTTTTGCCAGAGCAGGCTCGCCGCTTCATCGACTACGTGTGGGATGCAACAGTTCTCGCCAAGGATGGTCGTAGAGTTACAATGCGAGCAAACACCATGGAAATCGAAAAGGTTAACGTTGGTGAGCGTGTAATCCGTGCTGCTGCACAGGCAAGCAATGACTACACAAATACAGGTGCTACATTCACAAAGGTAGAACTTACAACCAAAAAGATTCGTCTTGATTGGGAAGTATCTACAGAATCACTTGAAGACAATATTGAAGGAGGTGCGTTGGAAGATCATCTAGTTCGCTTGATGACCAATGCATTTGCTAACGATATCGAAGACCTCGCTATTAATGGTGATGGTTCAACAGGCGACTTCCTTTCAATCATGGAAGGTTTCGTCTACAAGGTACAGAATGACGGAGATGCTCACGAAGCACTCGTTACTGTAACCGATGACAACTGGACAACAGAAGTCATGCAGGACATTATTCTTGCAATGCCACGTAAGTATCGTGCTGTCAAGCAGAACCTAAAGTTCTATGCTGGTACAGATGCTTTCCAAGGAATTGTTAAGAATAATGGTACACTCGCTGATGCTATTGCTGAAGCGTTTGCACCACGTACTGGCGGTACAGAGCGTAATCGTCAGCAATACCTTGATGGTGTTGGACAGACATTCGGTGGAGCACGTACAACTCGTGTTCTCGGTGTCGATGTTATGGAAGTACCTTATTACCCAGCAGATTATGTCGATTTGACATTCCCTGCAAACCGTGTTTGGGGCTTCCAGCGTGATATCACGGTAAACCGTGAGTACAAGCCAAAGAAGGATACAATTGAATACACAGTATTCGTCCGCTTTGGTATTCAATGGGAAGAGCAGGATGCAGTTGCTTACGCAGATGCAGCCGTTGACCCAACTGCATAGTTTGTAAAAACTAACCGATAAGGAGGGCAGGTAAAACTGTCCTCCTTTATCACATTAGGAGAACAAATGTCATATCCAGGAAGTCCAACAGTAGATCATCAACACAGTGGTGATGGATGTATTGCAGTTGGCGGTATAGGAACAATCATTAGTGGACCTAATGGAGTAATAACACAAAAATATGCTCTTGGTTGTATACCAACAGCAAACTTTGGAGAAAATGTAATTATCAGTGGAACTCCTTCTGGGGTGAAGAAACCACAAAGTTTATATAAATAGGCATTTCTGATATAATAGCAGTGGAGGATAAAATGGCAACAACAAAAGAAGTAGTAGAAAAATTCAATAAGATGACAGTACCACAATTAAAATCATATGCAAAGAAAAACGATATTGATGTATTTGGTGCAACAACAAAACTAGATTTACTAGAAGCAATTTTACCTTTTGTTCCTAGAGAAGATCATCAAGAAGTAAAGTCAGATACCGTTCAAGAAAAAATTGCGGTATTTTCAGAAAGAAACCTACATTGGAATGGCGTGGGGCAACTCCAAAGGGGTTATAATATTGTTACCAAGGAGGTATCCGAAAAATGGCTAAAGCATAAGGCAGTGCGACTAGCAAAGCCTGAAGAGGTAGCCAAACATTACGGTAAAGTATAATGCAGATCTTAAGACTCCCACCATATCCGCTCTCAATTACATATGATGTACCAGAGCCAAATACTGATTATATTTTGGTTATTAATGAGGGTACACGAAATGTAAATGATGTTACAGCAACTATAACATCTTCAGCAAGTTCTCAGATCACATATATTCTTCCAGACATGTTTAATACATACGACGAGTCATATGCGCTGACAATTTATGATGCTGTTTATACTACTGCGTCTACAAGCGCAGAAGAAGGCGATATTGTGGTTGAAGATAATCTAGAGATTATGCGACCATATGTAGATCCAAGCACACTTGGAACAACAGCAACAGAAATTAAAGATTATACATATTATGAGGGATTAGCAAGAGCAATTATTGATTCAATTGTTCCTGGAGGATTTTACTATGAAAGATCTTGGTATGAAACAATTGGAAATAATACAGACTTCATGCCAGTTTGGGATAGAACATATTTAATTTTGAAGGCATATGAAAATAATCAACTTGTTTGGGATTATGATGACAATCCGCAAGCACAAGGAGATGGACAGTGGAACTACCTTTTAACAAAAGATAAAACTGCAATTATTAAAGACTGGACGCAACAATCAGATTCTTATATTCGTCAAGCAAGTTTTCCAAGAGGAGTACCACTAGCATACTCTGATTCCGTATATATGTATGACTCAGAAGATAGCCCAAACACAATTGCTGTAGCACCAGGAGTAACATTCCCTATGGGATGGAACTACTTGTTCCAATTGGCCACGGGATATAAAGTAGTCCCCTATGATATTAAAGATGCAATTCTAATGCTTATCGATGATTTAAAGTGTGGCAGATTAGAATATCATAAGAGATATATTACAAACTATTCAACAGATCAATTTAAAGTTCAAGTAGACAAAGGATCTTTCTTTGGAACAGGCAATCTTTTAGTTGATAAAATCTTGGAGAAATATATAACCAACTTTGGTTCACCTGGAGTATTATAATGAATACCTGTGAAACCACAGACTTTATATATCCAATGAAAGCGGATATCTATTATCCAATTATTACTCAAAATCAATATGGTCAACCAAATAAAGATTGGGTTTTTGATAGGACTGTAGTTTGTAATGCCACAACAGTAGGCGGGGCTGGAACTGATGAATTAAAGCCAGAAGTATTTTTACAATATGATGGTAAATTAGTTGCACGATCTAAATCAGATATTCGTATTTCTGGTGATGGAGTTAATAATGCAGTCAGCAATATCTTAGTTACTAATATTAGAAATGCATCTGACACATTGATATATAAAGAAACCGCTGGACCTAGAGTTGGTCGTGGAACCATATATGAAGTTGGTACAATCGAACCTTTTATAAATCCATTTGGCAATATTGAATATTATAGAATGCTATGGCGTAGAACAGAAAATCAGGCAGTAGGTGACTAATGAGGGTATCATTAACAGTCAATAACTTTGAAAAACAATTAATAAATATTGCAGAATATTCTCTTGGTTTTATAGATGGTGTTAATAAAGGCAAAAAAGTATTTTTAGATAATTTAGGTAAAACAACTATTGCGGCTCTTGGAATGTATATAGATTCTGAAGCAAGATCAAACAGAAGTGCTTTACACCATGTGTATGAATGGTATCAAACTGGAAGTCCATCTGCAAGATTATTTGATATTGATTATACTGTTAGTAATCTTGGACTATCTGTTGGCTCTACTTTTAGACAGTCTAGAACAATCCAGACAAATAGTAATACACCATTTTATAACAAAGCAAGAATTATGGAAAATGGTGTTCCAGTTACTATTAAACCAAAAGCGAATTCTGTTTTAAGATTTTATGAAGGTGGAGAAACCATTTTTGTTAAAAAGCCAATAACCGTAAGAAATCCTGGGGGAGAAGAAGTTCAAGGGTCTTTTGAAAGAGTTTTTGATCAGTTCATGCAAAGATATTTTACTCAAGGATTTTTAAGAGCAAGCGGGCTATTTGATTATATAAAAAAGCCTAAAATATTTAAGCAAAATTTTGCAGCAGGGGCAAGGCAGGGTAGATCAAAGGGCGTCTCCACTGGATATAAATGGATTACCAATGCCAAGATTGAGGTAGAATAAGATTATGCCGTATGTATCTAAATTAACAGACACATCTTTTCCACCTATATTTATAAATCAATATGTGGTAGAACAATTAAAAATGTTTGATATTTTAAGTGGGTTTGAACAAATGATTCCAATTTTTCCTACTACTCCAACAAATATAGAAGACGTATTTAAGAACTACGTGGGAGCACCTGGAGTAGATGATCCATTACTAATTCAGTATGAAAGATTGATTAGATTTAGACCAACTCCATTTTATAGACACAAAAGAGAGCAGGTAGTCTACTATCTTTATTGTACAGATCTAAGCAAGATTACTGATGCACATAGAATCATTAGTGATGCTTTAGATCGTGAAGACGCAGCAGCACAAGACGTAAACACTTACTGTGCCAGCGTTTCTCCTAAGACTGTTCCATTTAACATATATTTTCATAATATCAGGGTATATCAGGCAGATGAAACTAGGGATATTCTTGAGTTGGCCTCAGCCAGAACGGTATATGCAAATAAACTGATTATTGAGTACGACTATCATTCTAATACCCCTCCAGACTACCCCTATAATTAAAAACACTGTTATACTTGTGGTGAGGAAACCCGCCAAAAACTTCATATAGATTCTATTGAAAGTAGAGGTGAAAAATATGGCATATACACGTGGTACATCGAATAATATTATCGTCGGTGCAGCCGCTTTCTTTATTGCAGATACAACATTGACAGCAGGCACACTACCAGCATTTGATGCAAATGAGTCGTACAGAGATACTCTTTCCGATGATTTAGATTTTACAAATGTTGGCTATACCATGAATGGTCTTGAATTGCAGTTCCAACCAGACTTCGGTGAAGTACAGGTTGACCAACTTCTTGACGTTGCTAAACTATACAAGCAGGGAATGCAAGTAAATATGGCAACTGCTTTTGCTGAGGCTACCCTTGAGAATCTTCTCTTGGCCCTTGCTTACAGCGATTCTGAACTATCAGGAACAAAATCTACTTCAGCAGGACAAACTCTTAATCTCTCCGCAGGAGACATTGGAGAATGCCCAGTTGAGCGTGGTATTGTTGCTGTAGGTCCTGGAACTGGAGATTGCGAAGACTCCGCATATGTTGAGCGTGTTTACGCTGCGTATCGTGCGCTCTCAATTGAGAACGTAACTGTATCCGCAAAGCGTGACGAACCTTCAATGTTTGAGGTTTCCTTCCGTCTTCTTCCTGAAGATACTAGTGCTTCTTACGGAAAACTCGTTGACCGTACTTGGGCACCAGCATCATAATAATCTAGTTTTAGATTAACGAAACCCGTCACATTTTTTGTGGCGGGTTTTTCGTTATGATAGAATAGATAAAATGGCTACAGAAGTTTATAAAAAGGGTAATATTTTTCTAATCGACGGTACAGAATTAGAAATAACTCCACTTAAGATCAAATATCTTAGGGAGTTTATGGTTGCTTTTGAAAATGTAAAAGAGTCAAAAAGTGATGATGAAGCAATTGAAAAATTAATAGAGTGTGTAAGAATATGTATGAAACAGTTTTATCCACAAATATCAAAAACAACTGAAGACGTTGAAGACAATATAGATTTACCTACTATTTATGAAATACTAGATATTTCTGCTGGAATAAAGATTAATCAACAATCAGAAGAGCCTGTCAAAAAGCAGGCAACAAGTAGTGGTAAAACCTGGGATGACTTAGATCTGGCAAAACTAGAATCAGAAGTATTTTTGCTGGGTATATGGAAAGATTATCAAGAATTAGAAAAGTCTTTATCTATGCCAGAATTATTAACTACATTAGAAAGCAAGAGAGATCTTGACTATCAAGAAAGAAAGTTTTTGGCTGCAATTCAGGGGGTAGATTTAGACAAGGCTACTGGCGCTGAACGTGGACAAAAAGAATGGGAAGATATGAAGGCCAGGGTATTTAGCAAAGGTAAAGCACAAGATAGTAATGATATCTTGGCATTACAAGGAGAAAATGCTAGAAAAGTTGGATTTGGAATTGGCATGGGGCTTGATTACGAAGATTTACGAAGTTAGTAAAAATAGGCCTTTTGTGCTATAATTAACATAACCTATATAGGAGGAAAAATGGCAACAACTACGCATGAGACTAAAGAACTCACGCTTATGGATGGGACAAAAATCTCAGTTCGCCCTCTAAAAATTTCTCTTCTTCGTCCTTTTATGAAGAAGTTTGAGGGAGTTGCGGCGGTGGCGGATGATAATGAAAAGTCTATGACTCTTCTTGTAGAATGTGTTGCAATTGCAATGCAGCAATACAAGCCAGAGTTGGCTGATCCCTCAAAACTTGAGGATATCTTGGATTTGCCAACCGTATATAAGATCGTTGAGGCTGCATCAGGTACACAACTTGCTGTCGCTCAAGACGTTCTTGGCAACTAAAAACTAAAGAGGTGAGAAGTGGCTGACGTTAATGCTAATATTGGCGTTAATATTGATACGTCGAATGCATTAGCACAACTAAAAGCATTACAGCGTCAGATATCACAGTTTCACTCTTCAATTGCTAAAAGCAGCGAAACTGCTGCACTCGCACAACGTGATCTGCAGAGAAACTTCCTAAATGGCGTAAATGCTATTGGGGCGTTCTCTGCAGAGTTACGAACTGTTAAAACAACAGCAGAATCATTTACTGACGCTTTACAAAAAAATAAATTTTCAATGCGGGAATACTTCCGCTATGCTGGGGCATCAACAAAAACATTCGGTAAGTTATTCAGTTCTGAATTTAGCACAATAAATAAGGTAGCAGAAGAAAATGTAAAGCGTTTACAGACTCAGTATATTAAGATGGGTCGTGATGCAAGTGGTGCAATGCGAGCAATCGCAATTATGCCAAATGAACTTGACATGTCAAAAATGTCAACTCAGTTACAGATGGCAGCACAAAGACAGGCACTATTTAATCAATTAGTAAAACAAGGTTCTACAAACCTTCTAAATTTCGGTAAGAATACACAGTGGGCTGGCCGTCAGTTGATGGTTGGTTTTACTCTACCACTAGCGACTCTTGGAACAACTGCAGCAAGAACATTTATGGAAATGGAAGCGGCAGCGCTAAAGTTTAGAAAAGTATATGGAGATTTATTTACACCAAGAGAAGAAACACAGCAGGCACTTGCTGATGTTACTGCACTTGGACAAATGTTTACAAAGTATGGAGTAGCAGTATCTCAAACTGTCGGTTTGGCAGCAGAGGCTGCAGCAGCAGGCTTCCAAGGTATTGATCTACAACGCCAGACAGCACAAGCAACTCGTCTTTCTGTGCTTGGTCAGATTGAAAGCCAAAAGGCACTTGAAACTACAATTTCATTACAGAATGCATTTAAAATGTCTTCTGAAAGTCTTGCTAGTTCAATCGATTTTCTAAACGCAGTTGAAAACCAAACTGTTGTATCTCTTGATGATATTACAACTGCTATTCCTAAAGTTGCTCCAGTTATTCAACAACTTGGCGGTGACGTAAAAGATTTAGCCTTCTTTATGGCAGCAATGAAAGAGGGTGGAGTAAATGCATCTGAAGGTGCTAACGCATTAAAGTCTGGTCTTGCATCATTAATTAATCCTACAGAAAAAGCAGCAGGAGTTCTTGCTGACATGGGAATTAATATAAAAAATATTGTTGAAACAAACAAGGGTGATCTTAAAGGTACAGTTATTGCTTTTGCACAAGCACTAGATACTCTTGACCCATTAACTCGTGCTCGTGCTATTGAACAACTATTTGGTAAATTCCAGTTTGCTCGTCTATCAACACTATTTGATAACGTAACAAATCAAACTGGTCAGGCTGCTCGTGTTCTAGATTTAGCAGGCACATCAATTGAAGATCTTGCTGCACTATCTGAGCAAGAATTAGGAATGACTGCAGATTCTGCAATGAATAAGTTCCGTAAGTCTGTTGAAGACTTAAAGATGGCTCTTGTTCCAGTTGGAGAAACATTCTTGCAGGCAGTTACCCCAATATTAGAATTTATTGGTGGAATACTTGAGAAGTTTAATAACCTATCATCTGGAGTAAAGAAAGCGATAGTGGTATTAACTGTTGCAATCGGTGCAATAGGTCCAGTAGCACTTATGACATTTGGTTTGCTTGCAAATGGTTTAGCAAATATTGTTAAAGGCGCTCTTGTTCTAAGACAAGGGTATTTAAGATTAACTGGTCAAACACAGGTTCTTGGAGAACAAACAGAATTTCTAACAGTTGAGCAGCAAAGGGCTGCCGCTGTTGCACACTCACTTGATCAATCACATGCTAGACTAACACAAACATTTAATGCTGAAGCAGGCGCTATAAGAAATCTTGCTAATGAGTATCGTTCTGCTTTAAGTGCATTACAGCAATTTGCACAGCGTAATCCTGGCATGATGATGCCACCAAAGAAATATAATAAAGGTGTTCAGATAGTACCAGGAAGTGGAAATAAAGATACTGTCCCAGCAATGCTAACTCCTGGCGAAGCAGTTATTCCTGCAGACATGACTAAAAAGTATGGTGCATTAATTAACGGAATGATTGCTGGAAATATTCCTGGATACAGGAAAGGTCTTGGAACAGGAACAGCAGTTGATATTCCTGGAGGCTTTGCTGCTGCACACTTTGGCGGTAGCGCATACAGATCTGGACAAGAACTTCTTGCAATAGTAGAAGGACTTGATACTGCTTTTGCTAGA